TATTAAGCTTCGTGGTGCCTTTGCGACCAGGGATGAGGCTGCCAACCACGCCAAGCGCCTCCAGAAGGAGGATCCCACATTTGACATTTACGTCGTAGACATGTACAAGTGGCTCCTCATCCCCCCAGATTCCTCCAAGATTGAGGATGTACACTACACCAATGAGAAGCTCGAGGAGATCATGACTGGCTACAAGGAGAATCAGTCCCAAGCTGCTCGGATGTTCCAAGAGCGCAAACAGGCGATGATGGATACCAAGGTGAACTACACCCCTGGTGATGACAACTCGAAGTTTTACTCCAAGCCGGACGAGGCTCCAATTTCCCACCCCGCCGAGATTATCGAGCGACTCAAGAAGGAAAAGCCCGACACCCCAATGGAAGAGCTCGTCAAGGAGGCTGACGCTATCGTCGCCGAAGAGATCGAGGAACGGAGGAAGCAGCGTGAGGCTGAGGCCTCTACTGGTGCTAAACTCGAGGATGTCGTGGAGGAGGGTGAGGAGGAGGTCTCCTCGGCGTAAATACATGTGAAAATTAAAAAAAAACTGTGTTTTTTAAATTGATTGAAGCAATTTAAAAAACATATTTGGGTGAATGTAATTAAAATCAGGTGTACCTGAGAATGACGGGCTGCATGGTTTTACCCATAAAAAAACCGAGTAAAAAGACGGCAAATGCTATGATCCAGGTGGATTTTTCAATTGTCGAAAAGAAGTCAACCTTCTCAGATTGTGGGGGGTAATTCATTTCTTGGGGGTGATAATAATATTGTTCCTCATGTTTGGGCTCCTCATCCTGAGGCTTTTCCTGAATGAGCGGATCGATATTGGGATTATAATCAATTGGATTTCCTATGTCAGTTTCCATTTCTAATAATAACCACCTGTTTTTTTAAGCGTCTTCTTCCTCACTTTCATCATCGACAATGAAGTCTTTGAGGTTTCCCTCGTCGTCTACATCACTGTCGTCATCCTCTGAACTATAATCTTCCTCATCTTCTGTATCGAGTTCGGAATCAAAGTCAGAGTCATGATCATCCTCACCCCAATCGTCATCCACAACCTCCTCTGTTGGTTTAAACGAATCGGGCTTTTTAATCTTTCTCCCTGAACGAGTTGTTTGTACGGCCATTTGTGTTATTTATGGTACATCTGTTTAAGTACCTTTAGGGAATAATTTTGAAACTATATTGGGCGTCAATTCATACTTCCGATCATACTTGGTTGATTTACATAGGGGGCACCTCTGGGACAACTCCTTCCTCTTTTTTATGACGTAAGACATGACTGTATTTTCGTCATGGATCCCCTGGATTTTTTCACAATAGTGGGACGTTGTCAATACACTAAATGTATTGTTTTGTTTTTGAACCTTGCTGACCACAGTGTCCCCCTGATTTTTTAAAAATGTCTGGATAAACTTTTGAATATCTTTGGCTGTGTCAGTGTGTTTAAACTTTGGTTTTTCTACAAACTTTTTAATCTCTTTGCATTTTTGAATCTCCTCCACCTTTGGGTAAAACATTTCCACCAATCTGGGGGATAGTTCATGTCGACGACCACAAAAGTCCTTACAGAATCCATCCCTCCTCCCCCTAATGGTTTCACACCTACAAAAACACTTCTGGAGAATGTGTCTCCCGCTCACTATGAACCACACGTGATTGGAACTGTGACCTCGTTTGAGATTCTCACAGTACTTTGAGTTTGTAGATACCAGAAAGAGGTTATTGTGTTTGAATATTTTTGTAATCGAGGCCCCTCCCTGACCCTCCATGTTATCTTGAACAAACCTCTCAGTTAGGGACTTTAGCTCGTCGTCTCGAATCTCGTCTTTCGTCTGCTCCGCCGTGAAAGACCCCTCCTTGATGACGTTGGAGGGAGATTGAATCACATGACTTTGGGGGGCATCCGTTCGGACCACAGACATCTTGAGAATGTCGAGATTGGGTTTTTGGTCTACAGCGAGGATGGTGCTCAGAGGCCCCCATTTGTAAATAAATAGGGGGAGGTAGGCACGCTGGACAACCCTCTCCCCCTTCTCACCCCGACCCATCTTGTGAGACCAAATCATACGAAACCCACTCCCCTTGGTTCCACGCTGAGCGTCGCCGTACACGGCAGCATCGATGATCTCATTCCAATCTAGAGAACCCTTAGCCTTGGAGAGCGCCACCAAAATGTGTTCCCTGAGGGCGATGGCAGAGGATTGGTCTACGACGAGACCGTGCCAGTTGAGGTGAACCCCAGTCTTTATGAGAGAACCACACTTTTTAGGGGGGGACACCGAGATGAGGCAGTCCTTCCCACCATGCCTCTTGACCTTGTCGCAAATAACCTTGCAGATGTCCTTAATCTCATCCATGTTTAGGGACACATCGTCCTTGTAGTCGATGTCTACAAAAAAGTTGTAGGTGGGGGTTTTCTGCTCTACCAGAAACAACTCCTCCCCCCTCTCGACCGCACTCACGTATCTCTCGTGAAATTCATTCAATCTATCAAATGGCACGGAGAGGACTCCGCCGTCCATGCGCACATGTGATATATTGGATCCGTTAGTGAAATTCTGGGAAGTACACCAACTCTTAAACATACCTTTGTAGAGACCCTATTCTCTAAACCACCTCATACAGGAGACATCCTGGTACTCCCGAGTTTGGGAGAGCTCCTTCTTTATAGTGAGCAGTTCGTAAACCGTCTTGTCCGCATTCTCTGCTTTCCAATCTTCGATTTCCTCTTCGCATAGCCCCCGATTCTTCGCCAGTAATTCTTCAATCTGCATCAAAATGAAAGACTTAGACTTCATTATTTTATAGAAAAGGTTTTTCTATTCAAAGAAGTTATACACGCGTAAAATTGGGGGTTCTTCAAAACATTGTCCACGATGAGCTTCCAGCGCTTACGTAAATTAAACTCCTCCAACGTGTCATAACTCATATAATCATTTTCATCGTGGGTCTTCTTAATGGGCTGGTTCATCAACTTCTTGAGGCTCGTCTTCTGCTTCTCCTCGTAAAACTTCTTGACCTGTGAATGTTGTTCGGTTCTGTTATAATCTACAAAAAATATAAAGACGTTGTATTCTAAATCTATAGTAGGACTTTCCTTGACTGTAAACTTAAACTCCGTGTACTCCCCATTCTTTAGGGCCACGACCCCCCTCGTCTCCTCCTCCAGTTCCCTGAGGGCACAGCGGAGGGGGTTGATAATCTCCCTCCTCCTACACCCACCCGTCACAAAAATCCAATCCTTGAATCTGTAGTCCCTGACCGTCAGGAACCTCGGCTTGTCGTCAGCAAAGCTGACTGGTATCGCAATAGCTTTGTATTTTTTCATTGCGCATTCGCAAGTTATAATAGGGGCACAAGTTTATTCCTCTACTTTTTCCTCCACCTCTTCGGGTACTGGTACTGGCTCAACCTTGACAGGTGGTGCACTGAGTTGCTTCACAACCTGCTCTGAAAAATCCTTAAAGTTGTCGACATCCTGCCTGGTCTTCTTCAGTTCGTTGAAGAGGTAGAAGACGCCGAGGGCACATACGATGGTACCAATGATCAACAGAGTTTCGCGGTTAACCGGAATCATTTATAGTTGTAAAGAGCACCTCCCTTTTAAGTAATTACACCCATCATGGGTTTCCCGGACACCGGACACTCGTAGGGGCTCTGAGCAAATTGGACGGCTTCGTAATGCGTAGGCTGACAGGATTTCTCTGTGGATGGCGTGGCTTGACCAACCATTTTTTCGAGTCTCCTAGACTTGGGATCGTACGTCAATACAAAAACGATGGCGAGGAGGAAGATGACTTCCCAAAACATTGTTATTACTTAGTTAGAATATAAAAGTCCACCCATACCGTTCTCGATGCGGAGGACGTTGTAGTTCACCGCGTAGATGTCCGAGTCGCAGGTCGTCGTATCGTTGATGATACGAGCCGAGTCGAGACGGGAGAAGTTGAGAGTACCCGTGGGCTGGAGCTTACCAGTGTCCAGACAGAATGGGTAAACGAAGAGGGTGTTGGCGGTGGGGCTGGAGGCGTTCGATGTGTGGTAGTAGAGGGGGACATCGGTAAAGTTGGGGTTGGCAAACTTGAAGTCCGCGACGTCTGTGCCGTTGATCTGGAGCTTGAGCTTGTTCGTGTCCGCGAGCATATCCA